TATGTTGATAAAAATTCACCATCTACATTAGATAACAAAACTAAAATGGCGTTGGTTAAAAGATGGGCATTCTATGATAACTCATTTAGATTAAACAAAAAGAATATTACAGATTCTAAAGTATTAGCATGGGCAACCAAAACTGATAAACAGGATAAAGCAAAAATATCTAAAACAAACCTTCGTAAATTCGAAGATATATTCTTAGGTGTAGGTGCAGATGTACTTTCATTTATGAGTTCAGCGTTAACAGTTAATCCTGATAAGGCAGTTAGAGATATGAAGAAGAGATTGGATTCCACAATAAAAGAAGTTGGGAAAAGTGGAGACCCTAAAAAGATTGCAAAATTAAAAATGGAATTAGAAAGATTAGCCGCCGTAGGTGGTAAAGATAAGATTGTACCAAACGAAGGAATCGTATTCACATACAAAGGTGGAACGTATAAATTGACTGGTACATTCGCATCATTAAATCAGATTTTAGGGTTATTTTACTCTTAAAGAATTTATTTTCATATTTATACAAAACAATAAGTTATGGCAAAGTTAAAAAATATTAAAGCGGTAAAAGAAATGTTAGGTGGGGAACACAAAACCCAAACTAAAAAAACTATTTCTTTTGCTGATAAAGTATTTGTAAAAAAAGAAGTTGGGGAAACTTGGATTGATGATAAAAATCAAAAGTGGGAACAACGAAATGGTTATAAAGTTAAAGTGGGGAAATTATCCAAACTCAGAGAAGAGTTAAAAGAGTTTCCAAACTGTAATACAAAAAATAGTTCTTGTAATTGTACAAATCCTGGTCAAGCTGATTTAAAAATGAAAGCTATACATGGTATGTGTTTAAATTGTGTTGTAGAAATGGAACATGAATTAAAACTAAAAGGTGAGTATAAAGAATATGAAAGAAAGAAATTATTAGCAAATGCAGAAGCTTGGTTAAAACAAGCGGAAGTTGAAAAAGATATTTTAAAATCTACTCTAAAGGCTTCATATGTAAATGAAGATGGTTCAATTGAAGATTGGGGTGAGGGTATGAGTGAAAAGCAATTGGTAGAAAAAATTGATAACGGTTTTGAAAAATTTAAAGAAAACTTTATAGATAAACTTAAAAATGAACAAAAAACAGATTAAAGAATATTTAGAAGGACAATTCAAATCATATTCATCAGATGGTGTTAACGAAACATTATGTGTTGAATATTCTGTGTCTGATTTATACGAACATCTGTGTACTGAAAACTTAATGACTGAAGATTTAAGAAAGTGGTTAGGTACAGGTAAAACAGGCTCAACCTCAGGTGGTGGATGGGATAGGTACGGAAGTGAAGGCCAGAAGTTAGGTAAGTGTGGAGATGGTAAAGAGGGTGGTGCATACGCCGCTTGTTTATCACAAGAAAAAGCCAATAAGTTAGGACCGAAGGGTAGAGCTACATTTGTAAGAAGGAAAAGAGCAGCACAAAAGAAAAGTGGTGATTCCAAAAAAGGCGGAAACCAAAGTAAAGGTAAAAAACCTACAAATAGTAAAACAGGAGCATAACAATGAATCCAAGATTAAACAAAAAAGTTAAAAAAGATTTAGATGCATATTTCAAAGGGTTCAGAGGTTCAGACCCAGAAGTACATCATGGAGTAAAACATATTCTAATAGGTGCATTAAGAGATGCAAACTTTCATAGTGAAGCTAAGAAAGTAGATTCAATGTTCCCTAAAGCAAAACAATCTAAATATGCTGGTAGAAAAGATTTGGAAGATTCAATCGAACAGAATCATGGTGAACCAATCGCTAAGGCAGCAAAATGGGATGGACACGATATCATTGATGCAGTAGCATTTTTTGTTTCAATGTTTATTGGTGGGCCTGTAGGTGCTAAGGTATCTTCACTTAAAGAAGGTATGAATGAAAATTTTAGAAGCTTTGTAAATCAATATATCAAAGAAGTAACTCATTCATATGATTATGAAACAATGAGTGGAACAAGAGAAAATGAAACCGATAAAGAAGAAATTAAGATAGGTGAATACCAAACTAAATATTTCCACGTTTGTCCTACTGCATCAACATTGTATGGTGATATAGAATCTAAAGGTGTAGATATGGATATGGCAGAAAGAAGTGTAAGATTATTAGATGCACTTTTCTTTATAGAAGAACATATTCAGAGAGAAGGATACACGCCTGAGAGAGATTATGTAATGGTTGCTAAAAATATAGCAAAAAACATTATGAAGATGGGCACGATGATGGGATTGGAAAAAGAACATTCTTTTGTACAAGGACACGTTGATACAATCATAAAATCAGTTGAAGGTAAAAAGTTAGAAGAAAGAGTAATCGAACTTACAGAAGAAAACAAACCAACTAATCCAGAACTTTGGAGTAGAGCTCTCGCCGCCGCACGAGCAAAATACGATGTATATCCATCAGCATATGCAAACGCATTCGCATCAAAGTGGTATAAAGAGAAGGGTGGTGGTTGGAGAAAATCAGAATCTATAGATGAAGCTAAATCTATGGATACAAAAAAAAAATTAAAAGTTTACGATAAACTCAAAAAAGGTGATGAGATTACAATTAAGTATGGTTCATCAATGAGTAGTGGTAGAGAAGGTAAGTTTAAAGTAACTAAAGGTAAGACTGTAGTTGGTAAACAAAAAGTAGAAAGAATCATTCTACAAAATGTAGCAAACCCAAAAGGTGTTAAGTATTATTTATATCAGAGAAACGGAAACGTAACTATGGCTATTGGTGATATGGCAGCTTCAATAGAAGATATAAGTGAATCTGTAAACGAAAGTATGATTGGCATACAAACTAAAGCAAACTTCAAACCTAATTCATTAAAAGGTGCATTAGAAAGAGCTGGAATCAAAGGTTTTCAGATGAACAGATTATCTGTAACTTTAACAGCATTGAAATTAGATAAGAAAGATTTCGAAACGGCTAAAAAGATTATAGATACACTACCTAAAGCTAAAATTCAAATGGCTAAGGAATCAGTCAATGAAGCTAACGAAAGTATAAATGAGTATTATGTAGAAAACTTTATTGATACAAACGAAATAGTAGAATACCTAAAAGAAAACTCAGTAATTACAGAAGCTGAATATCAAGGAAGAAAAGTAGAACTGAATAAAATTATGCAAGGTGATGTTAAAAAGTTTAAAGTTTATGTTAACAATCCAAAAGGTAATGTAGTTAAAGTAAACTTTGGACATGGTGGTAGTTCTGCAAAGAAATCAGGAGAAAAAACAATGTCTATTCGAAAGAATAATCCTGGTGCAAGAAAAGCATTTAGAGCTAGACACAATTGTGATAATCCAGGCCCTAAACATAAAGCAAGATATTGGTCTTGCAGAAAATGGTAAGTAGGTTTATTAAATATATTCCTATATTTATTAAAGAAGTTTAATTTTAAAAAAGGTAAATTATGAACACATTATTAATTATCGTAGGTATTTTAGCTGTTATTGGAGCAACATACGCAGTTTTACTATACACTGGAAAAATCAAAGATAGAGATGGAGATTTTATTCCTGATGTAGTAGAAGATACAGTTGAAGATATCAAGGAAGATGTAGCAGAAGTAAAAGCGGAAGTAAAACGTAGAGTTAAAAGAGTTAAAGAAGAACTTAAAGACGTTAAAGAAGCTGGTAAAAACTTAGCTAAACAATCTAAAGATGTTGTAGAAGCTGTAAAGGGTGGAAACCGAAAAGGTAGAAAACCTGCAAATAAAAAAAGAAAAACATCTACTAAAAAATAAGGTAGTAGATGGAAAAGTACATCGGAAATTTTAAGAATCTGATAATCTTAGTATTAATTATAGTAATAATTTTTCTAAGACAGTGTAGTGGAGATGGAGTTGAAAATACTCCGTCCGAGCCTACTATTATCACAAAGGTAGAAACGAAGTACGATACCATTACTAAAGAAGTTACAAAATACGTTCCTAAGATAGTTACAAGAATCAAAACTGAGATTGATACAATTAGATTAACTCAGAAAATTGATACTCTGTCTATTTTAGATGATTATTTCGCAAAATATGTTTATGAAGATTTCCAAAAATTAGATTCTTTAAATTTAACAATTTTAGATACAATCTCTCAGAACAAAATTTATTCAAGAAAAATTATCTACGATTTAATCTATCCTACAACAACTGTAACGGAAACAAAGTATATCAATCAAAGAGAATTCTATGTAGGATTTGGATTGAATGGAACATCGAAACAATTTAATTATGTTGGTGGTTCATTATTATACAGAACACGAAAGAAACAGGCATTTGGATTAGGTATTGGATTAAATGACCAGTTCCAACCAATTATATCTACTCAGTTTCTTTGGAAATTGGGAAAGAAATGAGCCAATCTATAAAAGAACTTATAAGGGAAGAGTACGTCAAGTGTGCTAAAGACCCAGTTTACTTTTTTAGGAAGTATTGTTATATACAACATCCTAAGAGGGGTAAAATTCTTTTTGATTTATATCCTTTTCAAGAAGATGTGATGGGTGAGTTAGATGAACATAGATATAATGTAATTCTTAAATCACGTCAATTAGGTATCTCAACATTATCCGCAGGTTATTCTTTATGGATGATGTTATTTCACGAAGATAAAAATATATTGGTAATTGCAACCAAACAAGAGGTAGCTAAAAACTTAGTTACTAAGGTTAGGTATATGCATGAAAACTTACCGAGTTGGTTAAGAGGTGAAACCGAAGAAGATAACAAACTATCCCTACGATTACGAAATGGTTCAACAATTAAAGCAACATCAGCTAGTGGTGATGCTGGTCGTTCTGAAGCATTATCAATGTTGATTATAGATGAAGGTGCATTCATTAAAGGTATTGATGAGATATGGGCATCTGCTCAATCTACTCTATCGACTGGTGGAAAGGCAATTGTTTTATCAACTCCAAATGGTGTAGGGAATTTCTTTCACAAAACTTGGATTAAAGGTGAACAAAAAGATGGTTGGAATCCAATCAAACTTCATTGGACTGTACATCCTGAAAGAAACGAAAAGTGGAGAGCCGAACAAACTCAACTATTAGGTGAGAAGATGGCAGCACAGGAATGTGATTGTGATTTTATTTCATCTGGTTATACAGTAGTTGATGGACAACTCCTAAAATGGTTTGAAGAAACGCATGTTCAAGAACCTGTTGAAAAACGAGGATTCGATGGAAACTATTGGTTGTGGTCTCAACCGAATTATACAAAAGATTATATAGTAGTTGCCGATGTTGCGAGAGGTGATGGAGCAGATTACTCAGCATTCCACGTTATAGATGTAGAGAATGTAGAACAAGTTGCAGAATACAAAGGTAAGATTGAAACTAAACATTATGGTAATATGTTAGTAAATGTTGCAACCGAATGGAACGATGCATTATTAGTGATTGAAAACGCTAATATTGGTTGGGCAGTTATTCAAGAAGCAATAGATAGAAATTATACTAACTTATATTATTCATATAAAGAGTTTGGATACATAGATGATGATATTCATCTACAAAAAGCATATGATTTAAAAGATAAATCACAAATGGTACCTGGTTTTTCAATGACAAGTAGAACAAGGCCATTGGTTATATCTAAATTAGATACTTATATGAGGGAGAGAGTTCCAATTATTCGTTCTAAACGATTGATAGATGAGCTTTTTACTTTTATATGGAATGGTAGTAAGGCTGAAGCTCAACAAGGATATAATGATGATTTAACAATATCATTTTCAACATCATTATGGGTTAGAGATACAGCACTAAAACTTAGACAACAAGGTTTGGATTTAAACAGAAGAGCATTAGAACTAACAACTAAAAATTCAGGTGTATTCAAAACAACTCCACAACGAGCTAAAGATGCTTGGAGAGTTAAGACGGGTAGAGGTGATGAAGATATAAGTTGGTTACTCTAAAACTTGGATATTAAATATATTTTTTGTATATTTATAGATTGTAAGTAGTAAATAAAGAAAAAATTATGGCAGATACATCATTATTTGGTAGACTAAAAAGATTATTCTCAACTCAGGTAGTAGTTAGGAGAGTAGGAAAAGATAAACTTAAAGTAGTTGATTCTTCGAGATTACAATCAGATGGTAATCGTAGGGGTTCAGCATACTATGATAGGTATGGTAGATTGCATGGTTCAAACTCAAGAAAGAACTGGCAAACATACAACGAAAGATTTAATTATCATTCAAACAAATTAGAATTATATACGGATTATGAAGCAATGGATAAAGATTCTATTATTTCATCTGTATTGGATATATACTCAGATGAGTGTACTCTTAAAAATGATATGGGTGATGTAATCCGTATTAAATCTACTAATGAAAAATTAAAGAAAACATTACACAACTTATTCTATGATGTATTGAACATTGAGTTCAATCTTTGGTCTTGGGTAAGGGGTATGAACAAATATGGTGATTACTATCTTTACTTAGATATTGATGAAGAGTTAGGTATTGTAAATGCACAACCATTATCAGCATACGAAACTAGAAGAGAAGAAGGGTATGATTTAGATAATCCTTATTCGGTAAGATTTGAAGTAGAAGAACAAAACACAAACGCCATTTCACAAAGAAATCAAACTAAGTTTTTAGATTCATTTCAAGTGGCTCACTTTAGATTACTTACAGATACAAACTTCCTTCCTTATGGTCGTTCCTTATTAGAAGGAGCTAGAAAAACTTGGAAACAATTAACTCTTATGGAAGATGCGATGATGATTCATAGAATTATGAGAGCACCCGAAAAGAGAATCTTTAAAATTGATATTGGAAACATTCCACCAGCTGAAGTTGATTCGTATATGGCAAACATCATTGACCAAATGAAAAAAGTACCATATGTAGATGAGGCAACAGGAGAGTACAAT